ATTTTTCAATAAATCGTGTATATTTATTACCTCTATCATTTTAAAAAATGATCTAGATAACGGTTTATATGAACATATAGATTGTCTTGCATGAGGTATATTTGTATGAATATATTCATATGGATTAGTATACTTTTTATATAAATCCCACTTATCTATATACTTATCTATTTGATGTTTCATAGAAAAAAGGTAATTTTTCAATGTTTTACTAATAAAATTATTATCACATAAATGTTCCTTATGATAATCTGTAATATTATCCGATGAATTTAAATATTTTAATATATTTATATCTATTTTTGGTACTATATAAAACGACATTTTATTAATTATTTATTTAAATAAGTCCTACATTAATTTATTATATTATATTTATGTAATTTTTGACAAATATAATATATTGTTTATTTAATCAATTGATTATTTTATTTAATAGTAAGTTTCTGTGCTTTTTTCTGTGGTTTCTTTTGCTCACTTGGTTTGGCGCCCTTTAACTCAACTTGTAAATGTTTAATTTCATTAAAATGTTTTAATGCTTCATATATCTTAGAATCTGTAAATCCTGCACCTCGTCCTAATTCATATGCCTCGGAAATGCTTTTTGCTTTTTTCAATACCTCATATCTTTTATAAATATCACTACCACTTCGCTTAGGATTTTTATCTAATAAAATATATTTTCCACCGTTATTATTATCTGTTTCTACGTTAGCATTAGCTTCAGCGTTATTTTTTTTGACATCATTTAATACCTCTTTTAATACCTCTTTTTCACTAGGCACCGGCATTTTGTTATTGTTATTTTCTATCTCAGTTTCGCGTGATTTAGGTTTAATAGAATCTATATCAGTAACATCACGTATTTTCTTAAATACAAAATATTTATTATAAAATGATATCTGTTTTTCTTTAGATGTCATATTTAAACTTTCTCCAATCTCACCAACCATCCTCTTATTTTTTTTATATTTTAACTCTAAATTCTTATATAATTCCTCAAAATTACCAATACTATTTGATAAACCTAATTCTTTACTTGATTCTTCTGTAGATAAAAGAGCAAATCCATAATCTTCCATTATACGTATAAGATAATCATAATTTACTAAATATTCTCTGAATACCTTGCCTATTGTTTCTTGATATACATCTATAGGATAACCTATACTTTCAATTGTATCTGGAAATTCTGCCTGTTTATATTTTTTTGCAACTTCCCATATAACACCTCTATCTGTCAATTTATCAACACCTGATTTTTCATTGTTGTCTGATGTTATGAAAATACTTTCATCGTATTCCTTATCTTTAAGTGCCTCAAATATTTTTTTACCATCATATGATGTTCCTATAAAATATCCGTCTACCTTTGTTGTTTGACTTACATTCTTTAAAAAGTTGTGCAGAGTATCTATATCTTTAAACATATAATGTAAAGCAAACTGAATAGAAGATACATTAAAACCATCTGTTCCTATCCCAAATAGATTATTATTAATAATAGATTTACCCACAACTTCTTCACGTTTTTCACCAATGCCAAATATAGCATTTGTTATTACCTTTTCTTTATCAGATAAAATAGCGGTTGTTTCTTTATCTCTTATAAGTAATCCACTATTACCATTTACAAATATTGCCTTTGGCATATTACGCTCTATGTTTTGTTTCTTATAATTTAAATATCTAGCACAAGCACCATCACGTTGATTTTGTATGTTATCTTTTGATAAATCAATACCAAATACAAATTTTAATTTTGCAGCAATCCATTTTGGAAAATCACCTGCTTTACCAACAGCAAAATCTATAAGAGTATCGCCATATTTAGATGCTGATTTTATTAGCAATTGTTTTACATATAAATTATGGAAATCGCGCATTGCTCTAGTATTTGATTTACCTTTTACTTTAATATAATATGAATCGTCATCACCCATCGATTCAGGTATAATTTCTTTACCTGTTATCATTTTTTCAGTAATAGGATTATGTATGCTATGCCAATTATTATTAGCAACATGATAGTTATTTCCGTAATTACGTTGTCCTTTTCTTAATTCAAGAGTTTTATCCCATCTTACTCTTAATGGTATCCATCTAGAATTAGGATCTCTATTAGGTTCATAACTAAATTCTACTATCATATTATCTTCAAAAGTTTCGTTTTCTGTAGTCATCATTTGATTATTTCCATTATCGTCTTCCTTTAATAAAATATTACATAAATGAGCTTTTGGATCAGAAGGATTTGTAGGCATAAACGGAACAGGTTTATAGTTATCACTTGGTTTACTGTCGCTATCCATACTAAAATATGGCGTATTATCGTCTAACATATCCTGAAACGGATTTAAGTATCCATCTTTGCCTTGGTCAAATCCAACATGTAATAGTATTGTTTTATACTGTTTTATTTGAACTGCCTTAGACATATCAATACCGTCACTATAAATATTACCTATAAACTCTTTACCATCTGCGTTCTTTTTAGTAGATACATAAAAATCTATTGTATTATATTCAGGTGGCTTCCATTTAAAACTAAGTTCCCAAGTAGATTTGAAATTTTTAATCTTGCTATCCATCTTTGTTAACCCAACACCATAATCCATAGGAGTAAATATTAACCCATCTGTTTCATAATTATAATTACCAGCATCTATATCTGTAAATATTTTATCACAAGCTTTTAATATAGAATCAACATTAGTAGTTGTAGGATAAAATTCCTTTACTTTTACAGTTAGTTTAGAAGTGCTATCACTATTATTTGATATTACTTCCATATTCTCATTTAAAAGATTTATATATCTTTGTAATTGGGTTAATCTATTTTTTGATTTATCTTTATCTTTACTTTTACCTTTACTTTCCACATCTTCTTCTGTTGTTTCTGCTCTTGATTCTGCTGTTTGATTATTTGTAAAAGGTAATTTTCTTACATCATTCGCTCCTATAAAATATATATCAAAACAAGCATATAAATTTATAAATGTACCCTTTTTATCATACAGTATATGTTCTCCATCTATTATAGTATTCAATAATTCTTTGTATTTACATATTAGTCCAGTAAACTGGATTTCCATATTTGTTGTTATTAAATATAATTTACCGTTTTGCGCTACAAATAATAATTTTCTTGCACCATCTGCTTTATCAGTTACTGTATAATTTTTTCTAATATTTGGAATATTTGTTTCTTCATCTTTATTCACTATGTTCATTTGCTGTAATGTTATACTGCTTGGACCAATAAAATTACTCGAACGTAGCGTATAAAATATGTTATTATATTTACCGTCTCTATCCTGTTGTTGTTTTTTATAAGCTTCGCTATCTATTAAATTTAAATAACTCTGAGAAACCTTATATAATTCATCATATGAAACGGGATAATTTGTTTGCTGAACACCCGCTAATATGTATTTAACACATTTCTTAATATCAACAGATAACTTATTTGATATACTTTTAACAAGTGCAGATATATCTACACGTGATTTCTCTTGTTTTACTTTTGAATTATTTTCCATAATAATTGATTTAAGTTTATCATTATCTATTTCTATTTCTATTTCATACATTTCTTGATTATCAAAAACACCTGCATCACCTATATTATAATGTGATTCTGGAAATCTACCATTTGATTTTTTCTTAGATGATTTTACAATACTACAATCTATTTTAACTGGATAAGTAGGATGTGTTAGTGTTACGCGATTAATATATCTAAATATTTTTCGTTTATCACTCCATTCATCTACCAGTAATTTTATAAATTTATCATTCATCTCCATTCTTTTTTCAGATGAATAAGATGTTCTAAAATTATAATCCTTTACATCAACCGATTGTATAGTATTTCCGTCTTCTTTCATTAATGTTTTTTGTAAAAATGTTACATCCATAATAATTCTATTATATTTTTTTGCTTCACCACTCATTAAACTATTTGTTTTACAATACTCTTGAATATCAGTTAAACCATTAATTTCTGTTCTTATATTTGACATCTTAATATTTCCGGTTTGTTTATCTACGTATTCATTTATTATCCGTAACATATTTTCACCGTTCAAACCTTCTGTATTAATAATATTAAATCCAACAGATATCAGTTTATTTATTATATTATCATATTCTAATTTTGATATTGGTTTTGAACCTCGTATTGTACCGAATTTTATCTCCAATTCTCTATTAAAGTATTCTGCTGGAGGGTTTGATGTATCGGTTACCATATCATTAACATATTTACTAACAAGAATATCAAACTGAGACTTACTGCTATTATTTTTAGAATTTGAATTAGACATTATATATATTATATATTATAATATAAGTAATTAATTTTATATCTTAATTAAATTTTTATAACTATTAATATGTTATAGTTATTTATATTATTCTTCTTTCAATTCTATTTTTATTTCATTATATAGATCTTGTTTCTTCTTTTTAATAGATGTATTAATTCCTAATTTATTTGCTATCTCAGTTAGTTCATCTACTTTATAATAACCTATACCCTTAATCTTCTTATCAAAATCGTGTATTTCATAATATTTTTCTGTGATATATTTAACACTATTTTCTGTTAAATTAAGTGTAACAAAATATTCATTATTTTCATTAATAGTTATTTGATTATAATTTGTAACAGGACTTATAACTAAATTACCCTTATCCTGGTGTACATTTACATCAACATCAACATTTGTATCAACATCTGCATATATTTCAGAATTAACTAACGCTTTAAAATATGTTTTATCTTCTACTACTATTATATTTATGTTGTATAAAAAACAAATAACTTTCGCCAATTTATAACTTGTTTTACCTGTATAGGTTGTGCTTTCTGTTAAATCATTTTTAATTGTTGTTTTAGTTATTTTATTTATTTTTAAAAACTCCTTTAAACCTGGTATATCGTCTAATTTATTTATTTGATTAAAAATATTATTAAATTTCTCATTATTTTCCTCTTCAAGCAATTTATTATTTAAACTATCGTATTTATGCTTACCATATTTAATAACATATAAACACCAGAAAAAAGGGTCTTTTGTTATGGAATAATCAAAAACTATATTATTATTATGTTCTGTATTAGTGTGCTCTGTTTTATTATATCCAGATTTGTCATCTTTTATAGTATCAGCATGCTTTATGGTATCATCGCGCTTTATGGTATTGTGTTTTTTATAAGAAAAATCAATAATATTTCTATTAAATAATTCAATATTATTGTTGGTTAACATATATTTTGATAAATCATGATTCATTATAAGTTGGGTTATCTTTACTACTATTAGTATTAAAGAAGTTATCTTTATATTCTTGTTTTTTACATTCTATATTATCTATCATGTCCATTTGATTATTAATATATTCAAGATATTTTCCAAGAATATCTATAATATTTTCATTTAATTCTGATAAATTTATAAATAATCCATTTTTATTTTCATCTATTCTAACATTATGTTGCCTTAACAATTGTGCTATTTGAATATGATATGGTTTATCTAATTTTTCAATATTATCTTTTATAATTTTTAAATCAGTTACCATTCTAATTTTATATTATTCATAACAACAATAAGTTATATTTAAATTAATTAACTATATAATTTAAATATATTTATAAAAATACAAAAAAAGAACGAAACCTTAAAATATATAAATCTATATAAATGTATTATTACAATATTTCTGTTAACTCGGCAATAACAGATATTTGACTATCGTTTAATTCATATCTTTGCCCAATAACTCTTATCTTTATTTTCATACCTTCTGTTATACTACTGCTGTCTATTTTAGAAAAGTAATCATTACCAAAATGATGATCTCTTGCTATAAATATAATTAAAGGTGATATGTCTTCATCTACTCGAGCTTTTATTCCAGCCTTTGTTACATTTTCAACAATACATTCTATTATCATTCCTTCAACAGGATTACATATTAAACAATCAAAAACAACATTGAATTTAATATTAGAACCTTGGCAAGCACCAGATGAATATATTATATTATCTATAGATTTTGGTTTAATATAACCATCTACTATACATCTACCTTCAATTCTTTTAGATAGATAATTTTTAATATTTTCTACTAGATTATTACCAACAGAGGTTATAGGTAAAATAACAGGTTGATTAATTTGCGAGTTAATATAAATTCCAATTTTTCTTTCTTTTCTTTCTGATTTATCTCCTTTATCTACTCTTCGCTTTCCTGTTTTTTTATATGTATCCATGTTATATATATAATATTATAATTATATAATTAAATCATTTCAATTTAAATTCATTTTTGTTTTATATTTTGTTTTATATTTTGTTTTATAATTTCTTTCTTAGATTTTCTTGTGAAAATAATAATTCAATTGGTGATAAAAACCATCGCTTACTGTCTTTCTTTATTGAATCATAATACCTTAAATATATTTCTTCTAATACGCATAAACTTGGTTGTTTAAAAAATTCATTAATATCACTATTATATAATTTATCATTTTTATCTAAGATATTACTTTTAAGTTTTTCTATTTTATCACCTATTTTACCCTGTCCAGATTGAGAACAATTCACACCTATATGTTCATGTCTTGTTTTTTTAACAGATTCCTTATCTGTTATTTTAAAAACATTTATATTTTTTCTAAATATTCCAAAGAACCCAAAATGACTGTTTAACTCACTTATATCAACTGTATATAATTCTATTAGGTTAATATTTTTTTTAATGTTATTTATATCACTTGGTGTCGCTTGTGTCCAAGTATTAGAACCATTATATTTAACTAATATAACAAAACTATTTTTCTTATCTTTTTCATAATTGTTATTTTGAAGTAATATGATATCAAATTTTATTTCTTCCTTTGATATTATTAAACTATCAATATATTCTTTCAATAATCTAATTACAACCAACTGATTATCACTAGAATTATCTAAATTATCAGAATTATCTAAATCATATGATTGTATTTTATTTATTAAATCAACGCGTTTTTGTAAATCAAGTTCCTCAAAAAGATGAGATATTATAAAATTATCAACATATCCTAATACTCCTTTATCTTTATCATCTTCTCCTTCAAATAATTTTTCTAATGCATTAATAGTAATACTAATATTTATATAATCACTATTATCCTTACCTTTTTTTGCCTGTGATTTAATTTTACCAATACAGTAATTATATTTATTAACAATATCATCTAATATTTTTCTTTCTTTATTTCTTTCTTTATCTGGTTTAATTTTTATTTTATTATTACCGTTGTTGTTGCTGTTGCTACTACTACTATACTCTATATCATCTATATCTTGAATTGCTTTTCTATTTTTAAAGTCAATAGGTACCCTTCTTTCGTGAAGTGTTATGTGTTTATTTTCTAATTCTATTGGTTGGAATAAATAATATTCCCCTACATTTACTATATTACCTAATCTATCAAACATATCTGTTACATATTCTCTTTTATCGTTTACTAATTGATCCAAAGTTAAATTTATTTCATCTAATGAATAATTTCCTAATCTGTTAATTTCTCTTAATAATTCTTCGCGTTTATAAAAATAACGTATTTTAAATAAATCCTTTACCTTAAATGATAATCGCTCTATATTTATTTTCAAAAAAGTTTCTCCATAAGTATCCATATTAATTATACCGTTTCTATATTTTTCAGCATCTACAAGACAAGTATTATTATTAGACATTACATCAGATGTCATACAATTATCCATATAGTCACATATTGCTGTTCCAGGTTTATCTCCTATTTGATAATCTATTTCTTCATCCATAGTACTAGTTTGCTGTTTTACAAGTCCCTTAAAATTTTTTGAATTAAAATCAAACTGATTACAATTAAGTAAGCAATCAACGGAATTTTGCTTTAATATCCTAGATACAACTCCCATTTTAACAGCTTTTTCTTCCGAAAGTCGATAAAGATATAAATCAACGCTTTCCAAGTTTTCTTCAACCTCATCTTGATTATTTTCAAAAATAGTAGCGTAAAGATATATTTCTACATTTCTTTCTATAAATGGTAGTGATTTATGACTACAAGTTCTTACTGCTCTACCTATTATTTGTTCTATACGACTCATATTATACCATGGATCTACTATGTGTACTTGTCGTATGTTTTTAAAATCAACACCTTCTGATGCAGCCCTAGTTATAATAATTACCTTTATATTTTTACCATATTTATTATTGTCATCTCTAGATATCTTAATTTCATTTAAATTATCAGGTGATAAATCTTTATCTCCGCTAATTAATGCATATTTTGCTTGACTAAACCCCAATTTGCTCTCTGTATCTGATTTTAATTTCATCGTTATTGCATCACGTTTTTGAATAGAATTAGAATATTCGTCACTAAATAGATTATTATTTGGACCATATCTTGTAAAACCCAATTCCTCTAATGCTAACGCAATTGGAACTGCGCCACCATCTATGTATTGCGAATATATTAACACAATACCTTTTGATTTTAAAACAGATGCGCATATATTTTTAATTTTAACACTATATTTTTCTATTTTGTCGTCAGAAAATATATGACCGTGTTCAGGATTATCTAATAATTTTTCTTTATAATTATATTTTCTTTTCTTTGCTATTTTTTTAATATCCATTATATTATTTAAACCAGTACTACCGTATAAATTTTTAATATTATCATCTTCTCCTGATTTACTTACCATTGAGGGATATGTCATGTTAAGTATTTGAAGAGGCACCTCTAAATCATGAAACGGTATATTTTTACCATCATATTTGCTTTTTAAATTTTCAACAACCTTTCTATATATAGGAGTAATATATTGACCGCTACTTTCATCGCTATTATTTATTCTTAAAATATAGGTATCTATATACTTTAAACCTTGAACAATTGTTTTGCCATTAATTTGTTGTCTTGGATAATCGCTACCATTTACAAGAATAGAATTTTCTGGAGAAAATATTTCTGGTAAAATGCGATAAGGAAATGTATAAGGATTATCACCTTTTACATATGATATATATCCGCGTGACGCTGATATTAGTATATCTCTTGCTTCGCTGTCTGTATCATCGTCATTTCTTTTTAAATTACCATTCGCATCAAATACCTCCTTGATATCTATTTGAGGTTTATTATCATTTAAATTCATCAAATCTAAAATAAACTTTATTTCACCTACATTATTAAACATAGGAGTAGCAGATAATAATAATAACTTTAAATTATCAGTATATTTTGCTAATTTCAATAAATTTTTCCCTGTTTTTTCATCTTCTTTATTTCCTGATACCTTAATATTATGTATTTCATCAATTATAATAAGTCTATCAGAGAATTCACGTTTAAGTACTCTAGATTCTATTTGTCGAATATTACGCTTATATTCAGTAGAATCTTTTTCAAGTTTAGTGGTATTTTTAAATGAATCTATTAAGGGTTTACTTTTCTTAGAAATATATCCAGAAAACTGTCTATATCCCATAAAATGATAATAATTTTTAATAATATCATTTATCATTTTTGTTATTTTATCTTTTGAGATATCTCTTATGTTCATTGGATTTACTTCTTGTATTAAACTATTACCAATGCATGATCTTATATTCCATATTCCATTAGTTTCATTTAATAAATTATCATCAAACAATTGTAATTTGAAATTATTTTGCACATTTTCATTTGCTAAAACAATTATTTTTTTACTTGTATCAGTTTGTTTCATATATTCTCTGTATTCTTCAGATACCCCTATTGCGCTGCACGTTTTACCTGTACCTAATCCGTGATATAAAAGTAAACTATTATACGGTGTTTGATTTGATAAGAAGTTCTTAACAAATCTTTGATGTGTTGCCAATTCAAAATCAGCACTGCATAATTTATCAGCATGTAATTCAATATCATCTTGATTAATAATAACATCGGGTTTATCAATTTTAGTATCATTAAATTCTTTTTTATTAAATATTTTTAGTGAAAAATCTGGTTCATCTGTTGTTGGATATAAAATAATATTGTTCATATATTAATAGTATATTCTATATTAATAGTATATTGTGTATTTATATAAAATTTCATTAATTTTTTTAATTAAATCTATTTTTTCTAAATTATAATACCTTATACTAGATATACATTCTTCTATAGTTTTCCAATCTATTTTGCTTACCTCTGTTTCCTGATATTTAATTTGAGGTTCTTTATCCGCTTCTATATGAGCTAGAAAATATTTATGTTTATAGGATTTATAATTTGAACCAATAAATATTTCTTCAAAAGGAAGTATATTATGTATAATATTTAAGTCATCATATAAATATCCGGTTTCTTCTTCAAACTCGCGTATAGCACAATCTAAATCTTTTTCAGAATTATTCCTTCTTCCCTTAGGAAACCCCCATTCTGGTTCATCCCAATTAGTATTACTTTTTTTAATTATATTTTTAAGATTGATAAATTTATTATCTATATTAATACCATTTCGTAAATTATTAAATTTATCCCGGGATAATTTTTCTTCACCTCTATTATTCATTCCTAAATCACATCCCCATAAATTTGTCCATAATTCATCAAAACCTTTATTTAATAATCTATCTTTTTCATCGTTAGTCATTTCATTAATCATATTTTGTAAATATTCTAAATTGTTTACTTTGTATCTACCTCTTAAAAAATCAACATAACCTAAACTATCTTTACGTCGTATCATTAAAAATTTAAATTTGTTTTTATCACTCGCATTTCTACCATCACTAATATTATTATCACTATTATCACTATTATTAGTAAATGCTATAAATCCTATGCTTGTTATAGGCATTTTACATAATTGATAATTATGTCCTAATTTGCCACAATTATTACAAAAATTAAAGCTTAATTTATTAGAACTTGAATTGTTATTAGCATTATTAATGTTAGAAGTATTATTTTTATTAGAATTTGTATTTGTATTTGTATTTGTATTTGTATTTGTATTTGTATTTGTAAAATTACTCATATTAATTGTAATTATTATTATATGTATTTTCAGGAATGTTTTTATATCATTTGATTTTAAATGGGTTTAGATCCAAATATATGGGGTCCACATTATTGGTTCGTAATACATTCTATTGCTTTAAATTATCCCAAAAATCCTAACGATACCACTAAGAAAAAATATTATACATTTATCCATGACTTGCCATTATTTTTACCCGATTCTGATATGGGAAATAAATTTGCTGAAATATTAGACAAATACCCTGTTACACCTTATTTAGACTCAAGAGATTCTTTTGTAAGATGGACACATTTTATCCACAATAAAATTAATTCTATGCTCGGTAAAGCTGAAATTCCACTTATTGATTTATATAAAAATCACTATAAAGAATATGAACCACGAAATATAGCACAAGTTATACAGCAAAGAAATAAAGAAAAAAT